AAAGTAGGCTGTTATCACCTTGCTTTCGTCTGAATAGATTTGGTCGAGCATATAGCGGTAATTCTGTTCGAATAGGCTGTTGGTTGCATTGGGTGCAGTGCCTATTATGTAGCTCGTATTTGGCGGTAAATCTACCTGCCAATTGTTGACTAAAGATGTAGATTGAGTTAATGCGTCTGCATCCAAATCGAAGTACTCGCTAAAGTATGGGTATGATGTTTGCGCCTCAACTACTCCCGTGCTATCTGTTCGCTCAAGATACCACGTTTCACAATCCCTCATCATTTCGAATATTGCCACCTTTGGTTTGGTCTTCGCATTGGTGATTGTGCCGCTTGTATTCAGCTGATAATTCTTATAAATGACAATGTTTGTACCGTTGACACGGCTAATAAAGTAAGGGCTGCAAATGGTAAAGTTAGACTGCTTGCCATCGTTTGAAAGTGGACTGTCATCAAGCACCCTATACTCGCCAAAGGTTCGCCCGTTGTCTGTTATATATGATTGATTACCTAAGTCAACATCGGGCAAATGCGTGTAAATAATATCCTTTTTGCGTAGCTGATATGTCGGAACACTAACTACATCCTTCGTTAAGTCTAGTTTATTTGTCCAATCAATTACACTCCCATTGCTTAACCAATTATTGTAGTCTTCAATCACTAATAACGTGCTGTCATTAGCATCTACTTCTATCACTAGATTGTAGTCGTTAATAAACGTTTTAAATAAATCTACCTGCGTAACATCTTGCATCATGCCTTGAATTGACACGTTACCGCCTGCTGCATTCAAAGGATAGCTAATAAGCTGAAATGTGCTATCTGTTAATATAGATACCTCTGCTCCATCTTCTTTCGCAAATACTTCTATGTAGTCATCCTTTGACAATGTGACTGTATATGTTAGCGTGTTATCGATTGGGGTTGAACCTCCATCGCCAACGATAGGCGAAACTATTACACCGTTTTTATAGAATGCATAAAAGAAGTTATCCGCATACGGTGCGCCTGCTGCTGTGGCAATTAGGTTGATACTAAAGGTGTAACTACCGTACTTTGGTGCTACAAATCTGTCAACCACATCCACAAAGGTATCGCCTTCATTTACGGTTGCCGCAAATGTTATCTTTTGATATGATGTTGTAAGTGCTTGCGTGCTCCCCTTAGTTGCAAGCATATTGAAGACTTGAATAGGGTTAATGTTTTGCGCCTCAGTTCCCAATATCCAAAATTGGGAATTGAAAAAATCGCCACTCCAAAAAGTTGTAGTATCATCAACACTATATCCTGCATCACTCAATAGCTTTTCTATTATTACCCTTTTTTTTATTGCTGGCTTCAAGTCTGAAACCTTAACACCAACTCCGCTATCTATAATATTTGAACTCGTAGAAGAATATCCAACTCCCCAGTCAATTAATGGATATACTACATCGCCACTAAATAGCGAACCTGCCCAACTCCCCGTAATATTAGCATACGTTAATGAATGGTCATATGCGGTTAAATCTAAATCAGCTAACTTCTTGTCGCCTATGTTCGCCACAATGTCGCCTATCTCAGTATATATTTCAACCTCGAACTCCTGAGCAAGAGAATATGTGCTATTTACTCTCAAGTATCCTCTCACTATCAAATTGCCATCACTAATCAAGTCGCATATTAACCTAACAAAGGGGTTATAGCCAACAGGATTGAAGGATTCAATGTTGATTATGTTCGCAAAGAAAGACTTGTTGTTGTTGCTAAATGGTAGCCTAAATGATTGGCTAAAATCTGATTTCCTAACCGATAGATTAGAAGGGTCAAACATTGCTTTCTCAATCTTTATAAACTCGTCCTGCGGCAAATCTAAGTTGTATGGATCACCGCTAAATTGGTCGTAGACTATCAACTGAATCATTGCGCCAATCTTAGAGGGTTAGCAAATTCAAGTTTCAATCCTAGTTGCTTTTTAGCTCTATCAACAATATTAGTCTTGAACTCATAGCTAGTTTCGGTTACATTAACAGGCTGCCATATCCCATCGAGATAGGCAAACACCTCATTGCTTCGTACCAATTCCGCCAACCAATTATATTCATCCTCAGTTAATATTCTACTATTGACAAGTAGTGTCTGTGTAGCCGTTGTGCCGTATTGGGTAGCCTCCCTATCGTATGTATTGTAGGTATAGCTAGAGCCCGACCAATCACCAACTAATGCACGATAGGTCTTTTTGCTCAAAGCCTCTGTCTTTCGAGATATGTAGTTAAAGTCAAAGTAATCCCAAACACCGTATGCGTTCTTAAATCTGATTCTCACATTCTCAAATGCGCTGCAAGGCGTAACCGCCAAGTAAGGCGAAGTCAATACAACACCGCTAGCCGCATAACATATTACTCTTACTCTAGTGCTATTGTCAAACACCCCTGAAAGGTTAGCATCGTCTTCAAAGTTTTGCCAACCAAAAGGAACAAAACATAGTGCCTTTTCGTTGTTACTTGCTGACTTGGTATTAACGCCTTCGCTTATCCCTGCATCTACTAGCGATACTCCTAATGTGTTGTAGTAGTACTCATCGCCTGTTGTATCATTGTTGTCATCGTAGCCAATGTAGCCGATTTCGACAATCTTATTATCCGCTAATGTGCCGCTGTAATAGTTAATAAATGATAGTGTGCCGAATCCATTTGCCGGACAATAGATAACACTTGGGCAATTGGACATAAATTGTCCATTTGCTATTGAATCGTTCCCGTAGATGTCCAGGTTCGTATAATTAACTCCCTGATTAAATTGAGCAACAGCAGGTATGGCATATACATCATTAAAGTCAATAACGCCTGACAATGTAACAACACCAGCAATGACATATTCTTCACGTGCTTGCAGCCTAACGAATAGGCATGTGTTTCCGTTATTAAATGAGAAGGTAGTTGAGCCGCTAACCGCTGCGTCTTCTGCTATCTCGCTAATGTCCTGAGCCGATGCTGACACGGAAACAAAGGTGCTAGCTAGGTACGATTGAATTGTGCTGCTAATTTCAAATATACCGTAGCCACTTGCATTGGGTAATAGTTTCTTTCGGTCTACTAGCGTACCGTTCACATTGATATCTAACACATATCTGTACTTCGTATAGCTTGCATAGCTGCTATTATACAACTCTACAATGATAGGTTGTATCGACTGTGTTATAACATTGGGTATTCTTGTAATTGCTAATGCCATACTGTTATAACGAATCTAAAAGTTAATTGATAGCTAGTTATTGATTTTCGCATAGTCATCCATATAGCTTTGAAATGTCAATGCCTCCCGAAATGGTAGGTTAGTCACCGCCTCAATGTTCAAGATGTTGCCTTGCGCTAGGTTGTGAAACATAACGTACCAACCCCATTTCTTTTGAAACGCTCCCTGATTTGTTAGCACTGTTTTTTCGGTTACTTCACTCTTGAAGATGTTGCTATACTCCTTTGTTATCTCGCTGTAAAAGTTCACAATCTTGGTGTAGACCGCATTATAACTTGAGATAGGGTAATTGTCAAACCTTGCAGAATAGTTGTAATCAGTGCCGCTATACTTGCCTTGATAGTAGTATTGAGTCAGTATAAATTGAGCGTTTTCAATCTTCTTTTCGAGCAGCATATAAATGTCAATCCATTGCCCGATTGTCATTGCGTTTAGGTCAATCGACTTATTGCCGTTGAAGTCAGGTAGTATTGAAAGTTTGCCATCCTCAGCGAGTAATTGCGCTATATGTTCGCCTATCTTAACAAGTGAATGATCGTCTAGCAAGTTAATTTTATCAACTGTCAGCCCCGTTATTATGCTAATCATGTCAATTGATTTGGTGATACTATCGCTGTCGCTTGCATCGACCTTCATCAATTCTTGAAACTGCTTGACGCCTATCTCATCAAGGCTCTCAGGAACTTTAATACTTATTTTCTTTTTCACATTATAACGTATTTGCCTCTGTTTTTATTGCCGAAAAAGTGGCTGAGTCCGTATCTACACGCGTCCATAGCGTGATTCATGGTTCCAATTGGCTCGTTAAGACTCTTGCCCGCCTTATCCTTTTCCCACATATAATTACGAAGTTCTTTGATGAGATTAACACTTGATGCAGTCACCAACATATCAAGCCCCTGCATGATTGCTATGCCGTGCTGAATGCTATCCTTGCCTTTGACCGCACCTAACACCGATAGTCCATAGGTGCGCAACTCTGCGATTGATTTTGGTTCGCTACTATCAGCAACCACTTTTCGCGGCTTGTCTTTTAACCTATTGTAGATATCCCGATTCAATAGCCCCGTGTTATAGATTACCTCATCAAGTATTACTTGTCCGTTGTACTTGTAGATGTCAATTGCCGCCGTTGGGTCATTGGTAAATCCAAAGTCTAAGCCCGTGCCAATGTACACCGCGTCTTTTGGTATTGAATCAATCTGCGACCAATTGTTAAAGATTACACCTTCTAAGCTACCTATCTCTCCAAGCCCGTAGACGCGATACCAATTCTCCCAATAGCTAGAAGTCTTTGCCTTTTCTTTAGCCTTTAAAATAAAGTTCAATGCACTTTCAGGGCACGCTTCATTGTCTAGGTAGTTAATGATTAAGAAGTCAACATCGCTGTCGTGCATCAACTCAGAATGAAACCAAAACTCGTTTACGGGATTCCAATCTAACCAAACGCCCTTCTTAGTTCTTGATACCAATTCCATGTATGAATGAAACGAGGTGTTGTTACACTCATTCATGTATAGATAGTCACGCCTTGCACCTCTTAGCTTTGAATCAGAATCGGCACTAAAGAACTCTATCATAGAGCCATTAGCAAAAGTGTACTTGAAGTCGGTAGCGTTCCACCTCTCATCGAACCAACGCCCCGTTGATTGCATTATCTTTTTAAAGTCTTTTATTGCGCCCCTCTTTAAATGAGGTATTGACTCCGCAACAATTGACATATCGCAGCCCTTTTCTTTGGTTGCAATATCAATCATAATCGGAATGATGCCAAATGTTTTACCTGCACTTGTGCCGCCTTGAATACCCTTGATGAATTTCTTTAGGGCAAGTATCTTATTTATTGCTGTCGTCCGTACGAACATCGGGGAAAAATGGTTGCTCAATATTTATAGTTCCGCTATGCTCGATTTTATCACCGTATTTCTTAGGCTTCAATTTACTCATCAACCATTTAAGAGTATCAACCTCTAGTTTTGAGCGCTGCACATTTGCGCTATTACCTTGCTGACCAAACTCACCATCAAGCAAATCGCCCGACTTATCTCTCGCAGCTTCTAGTAATTCTTCTGCAAATAATTCTACTTGGTCTTCTTTCGCGCGCGCGTATTTGTGTTGATATTCTTCCGACTCTCTTAGCCACCTTGAATGAGTTGAATAAGCGATTCCTACCTCTTCGCAAATCTTAGGAACGCTTTTAGATGTTGTTGCTATTCTTTCGCAAATAGCATCTGTTATAATTGGGTCATATGGATTTGCTGCTGGCATAGTTTAGTTATTTGCTCACCCAATTAATAAACTTTATAATCAGCTTAACGATAACTTGACCTACAAATGCGAGGGCTGACACTCCAAACCAAGCCGCAAATACTGTTCTGCTATCCGCTAACATACAGATGAATGATAATAGCGTGCTTAACGCTGTAATCTTAAATACTAATGCTCTCATACTTCGATTATTTTGATTGATTGTTTAGTCCTAATGCAATGTAATTGCAAGATGCAACCGACTTAATGTGTCTTAGGCTGTGATTTTCTGAAATGCTTTTACTTTGGTCATAAAGAACCCCTAATGTTGCCAAATAGTTTTCGCTATTGTAATTTGTAGTTATTTCTTGAATTTCAACCTCATCATCGTCAATATGATAATCAATTGTAGATTTAAACAAATACTCTTGTTTTGGTCTCATGCATTGGAATCGAATATTTTGTCTTGGGATAAATAGCGAATCAGTAACAGCGTATAAATCGGCATTTGTAGGATTTGTGGGATATCTATGTCTGTGAAGGTCGTCATATCTTGATGTAACAACATACACTTCAACTCCTAGCGATAGTAATTCCGCAGCAAATTCTTGCATTTGTGGCGTGCTTAGCGTGTTGTCAAAGTCAAATGATACTTTCATACTTCGATTATTTTGATTTTGTAAAGATGCTCAATGATTTTCTTTTTTCGCTTGTATTCTGCTGTGCGCGTTCCCTTGACATCAATAACGGCTACCTTCTGTCCTATGGTTTTTTCGCTTACATACGTCACCACAAAGTCAGCACGATAAAATGCTTTTTTGGACATCTCTAGTCCATTGCAAGAATAGGTGATTGTGTACGGGAATTTGACTTGCAATTCTAGTTTTTCAATTAACCCCATTTTATCAATCACTTTTAGGTGCTTGTAATATTCTCCCTCTTTTATTGAGTCGAACTTGATGCCGTCAATGATAGTCTTTCTGTTGCCGTATTTAGATCGCTTAATCATCTTTTCCTTTGCCAAATTTATTTATTTTCTTAGCCATAATAAAAAGCCCCGAGAGGTACACGAAAAAGCCAATCGAGTATGTTACCAATGCGACTACTATACAATGCCTAACAGTGTCGGGATAGAATAGCCATGTGAAGAGAATCGAGATAATACCTAGTACTATTCCGACCTTAAACCCGTGATTGCTGATGATGTTTTTCATTTGCCGATGTATTTATTAACTGCTAAATAATTCCAATACTTGTTCGTTTGAGGACTTGTTTTCCAATTAAAACCGTTAAATATTGCATCATTTATATACTCGGGAATACTATTTGTTTTCGCCCAATCATAATCCCAATTTGCTTTTGCCTCGCTTCTTTCGGGCTCATCCATTTGGTCATAAAACCAAAAGTAAATTGCTTTTAGCTTTTCCTCTTCGCTTTCTTCTTTCTTTGCCTCAACATCCTCGTTGAACTCGTAGCCCTTAACCATGTTTAATTG